ATTCATTACCGTGCACTACAATGATATGATAGATATCATTGGACGCAAACTTATGGTAGGTGATGTATTTGAGTTGCCGCATCTAACTGATTATCATCCGCTCAATGAAACTATTCCAATTGGTCTGCGTCGTTACTATCAGATTACTGATGCAAACTTTGCAAGCGAAGGATTCAGTCAAACTTGGTTCCCGCACTTATGGCGTATCAAGTGCGAGCCGCTGGTCAATACACAAGAGTTCAAAGACATACTCAATCAGCCTATAAACAAAGACAACTATCTAGGTGATTATGATCCAACTAAAGAATACCCAGAAGGGTACACAGTTACCTATGGAGACAAGATATATACACCTAAGAAGCCTGGCCCAGTACCGCCTGGTGTTTATCCTCCTGACCCTGATTGGTGGGAAGAAGTTCCAGATTCTACATACGGTGATCTAGTGAGCACTTACAAGAAGAACATTGATATCAATGATAAGATCATTGAAGAAGCTAAGCGTTTAGTTCCCAAGATGGGTTATGATCGTAGACAGCTATATGTAGTGCCTACATTTACTGATGGTGAGCCAAGCTTACCTACTGACGTTGTTATTGATGAAGGAGTACCAGCGTTCCCTACTGGACCAGTTATCATTATTGGAAGTACGGGAGTATTGCGTATTCCTGCTGCTAATCCAATGAATATCGGTTCTAAGTTCAGCGTTATGCTACAAGAGCATGTTATTGGTCCAGTACTAACTGAGCAGGGCAGTGGTCCAGTAGTTGGGGATCCATGCATATGCTGCGATATTATTGGCCCAGATATTGGATTCTTTGGTACTGCTGATAGCACAGAAGCACGTAGTGATCAATATGTGACCGAAATACTAACTGCAGTGCGTGTTGCTCCAAAGACAAAAACATTCAGCGTAGTTAGCATTCCAGAAAGCTTCTCTGTACAAGTATTGATTCAAGCTACAGTAAAGAACAACAAGATATTCCCAACTAACACACGAGTGGTTAGCTTTGATAGAGTAGCAAAAACAATAACTGTAGACAAGGCCACAATATACAGCATGCCAGCTGGAACTCCAGTAGTAGTAAACGGCGACTTTGACGGCATAGTTACTCCTAATATGGATTACAGAGCAGATAGCAATCCAAGCTTTAGATTTATACGCCGCGATACACCACGTTCATTTGGTTGGGTAGCTGGATACAATACTGGCGACGGTAGTGCACCTAACGGAGAACCAGTAGGCAGCGGAACAACATTCCCTGCTAATCCTAGATTGGGCGATTACTTCTTGCGTATTGATTATACGCCACAAAAACTATACAGATACAATGGTGCTGTATGGGTTGAAATCAGCAGAAATGTTAGAACTGCCACTGGCTTTGGAGTAGATGATGAAAGTCAGCTAAGCACATTCATCAACAATACCGCAACTGTAATGACTAGCAACGGAACTACTATACCAAGTCGCCAAGGATTGAGCAACGCACTGCGTATTACTCCTGACTAATCCGTTTTACTTGACATTGATCACTGATTGAACATAACATAATATGTTATGACAAGTTATAGAAAAATTTGGGAGCAACACAACGGACCAATTCCTTACGATGAGGACGGAAGAAGATATGAAATTCATCATATTGATGGAAATCGCTCCAATAACAAGATTACCAATCTTCAATTGGTAACTATACAGGAACATTACAACATACACTACAGTCAATCAGACTGGGCTGCCTGTCAATCTATACTGACAAGAATGAAATTGTCTCCGAGCGAACATAGTAAGAGACAAAGTGATTTGGCAAAACTCAGAATACTTGATGGTACTCATCACTTTACGGATCCAGAGTTCATCATCAAAAATAGTGCGCGAGGAAGACAAAGAACAAAGCACCTAAACAGTATGTGGGGGAAAACTCATCGCGACGAAACAAAAATTGCTATGAGTAAATCACATCGTCAAGCGGTTGAATCTGGAACACATCATACTCAAACCACAAAATTTGCTAATAGTGTTAGAAAAAATCAAGCTCGCTTGATATCAGAAGGGAAACATAATTTTCAAAATCCAGACATAAGAACGCTTCAAATAGATTCTCAAAAAAGAATGATTGGTAATGGAACTCATCCATTACAAGATAAGAACAGAATAGATCCGAACAAAATATTAGTAAGTTGTATTCACTGCCGCAAAGAAACCACTTTGCCCGCACTGACTTCTCATCACAAGCATAACGATACGCCCAGACATAATCCTGGAGTGATTAGAATGTGTTGCGTTATTTGCAAGAAAGAAACTAGCAAGGGAGCTTTTACCAAATGGCACATACACAAAGAATAAATATTATATCTTCATATAACAGAGATATAATATGGCTCAATACTTCTATGATTCTCAGGTCAAGCGATTCCTAATTCAATTTGCACGCATATTTTCCAACTTTTATGTTACATACGGCAGTGACGATCAGGGCAATCCTATACTACATCGTGTACCTATTATGTATGGTGATGCCAGTCGCCAAGCAGGTACCATTATAGCAAACAACAGTGCTAGCAATTTGCCTAGTGCTCCACTAATGACATATTACATTACTGGAATTGAGTACGATCAACGCAGAACGCAAGATCCATATTTTATAGACAAGATGTATGTTCGTCAACGCACATACAATATAGAAACGCGTGAGTTTGAAATCACTCAGGGTAATGCATTCAACGTAGAACGCATTATGCCAGTACCATATACATTGCGTATGCAAGTAGATGCGTGGACTACTAACTATAATCAAAAGCTAGAGCTATTTGAGCAGCTAGGCGTGCTATTCAATCCTAGTATGGAGCTACAAAGCACTGATAACTTTATTGATTGGACATCGCTTAGCACTGTATATCAAGACGGGCTTACGTTTAGCAGTCGCACAGTACCACAAGGAACTGGTAACCCAATAGATATAATGTCTTGGAAGTTCTATATGCCTATTTGGGTCAGCAGCCCGATAAAAGTACAGAAGTTCAATGTCATACACAAGATTATTGCTAGTATATATCGCGGCAAAGCAATTGATGATATTCAAGACGAAGATTTGCTGCTAGGAACCAGACAAAAGATTACTCCATATGGTTACAAAGTGCTGTTGATTGGTGGTGCATTGCAGGTTCTTCCAAACAATACAGCATTCAATCCATCCAATAGCGATGTTGATCTTCCAGAGTTTCAGCAAACTTGCTTGTTTTGGAAGTCAGTGCTAAACCCATATGGAACTGTGCGTCCTGGAATCAGCATGATAGCACTTGAGCATCCAAGCTTAGTCAATGAGATACTAGGTACTATTAGATACAATGAAACTGATGACCGCATTCTAGAATTTGACATTGACGTAGATACGCTGCCTGCGAACACTCTTGATCCAGTTCTTAGCGTTATCAATCCAAACTCTAAGATTCCTGGTGATGGATTACCAGCTGCTGCAGCAGGGCAACGATATCTAATTGTAGAAGAGATAGCGCCACAACTAAACTATCCTCTACCTAGTACAAAAACAAGTGCTTGGATTGGACTAGCTACTGGTGCTAGTGCCAATAGCATAATTGAGTTTGATGGTACTGAATGGTTTGTAAGCTTTGATGCAACTGCTGATCTAGAAGCACAAGAGTTTGTTACTAACTTGACTAGCAACATACAATATCGCTTTGATCGTGGCACATGGGTCAAGAGTTATGAAGGATGGTACGAAGCTGGAGATTGGCGTATTATCATATGAACTACAAACAACGAACTACAAATGGCGTAGGCGTTATATTTTACAGTATTACTACACATAGACACTTATTTTTACTGCGTAATGATCCTAAAATTACTGTATGGGGATTGCCAGGTGGAAAAGTAGAACGCAATGAATCACTACGCGAAGCTCTTGAGCGTGAGTGCACCGAAGAAATAGGATACTGGCCAGAGCATGCCAAGTTATTTCCAATAGAGAAGTTTACTAGCGTTGATAACAAGTTTGCGTATCATACATTCTATTGCTTTGTTGAATCTGAATTCACACCAACACTAAATCATGAGCATGTAGGATACTGCTGGTGCAATCGCGATGTATATCCACAACCATTGCATAGTGGATTGTTCAATACACTGAACTACGATTTGATAAAGCAAAAGATAGCTATCATTCAAGAGTCAATAAAGTAAAAAGCCTGCAACAGCAGGCTTTTGTTTGTAGCATGACTATAGATTATAGTGATGCTACTGTTACAACTGTAGCAGTTGTTCCTTCTGGTGCCGGAGCTGCTGCATTGAATGACAGAATATACACATTGTCAGAGAAATCTCTTCCCCAGTTGTCAGACATATATGCTAAACGTACTGTACTGCTGTCTTCTTTTGTTGCAGTAACAGTCATTGTATCTGCTGCTAGTGATCCATTAGCTGTATTAGCTAGTACGCATACACCAGTGTTTGTGCCATCGCTTACTAGAAACTTGGTTGCTCCCTTTTGACGAACAATATAACCGTTTGCTTCGGCGTTTGCACCAATTTTTACACGACATAGTATAGTCTTGGCTACTTGATTTGTATTTCCACCAACTACGCCATATGTAGAGCTAGCTCCCTGTGGATTGTTGTAGCCAGTATCTACTGGGCCAACGGTTGAGAATACACTTACGCTTGATGTAGTTGATAGTTCTACTGGTGTTGAGCTAGTATTAGCATCCAATGGTGTTGCTGATACTGCAAAGGTACTATTTGCACCAGAATTAGGTGTTTCAAGAATCCAGTATGTAGTTCCAGCTGTTAGTCCCGCAATATTACTTGCTGTAACAAAAGGCATTCCTTTCATTACGCCTAACGAGTCAAAATTGTTTGATGTGGTTACTAAATCAGTTGATGAACTTGCTGCAGTAATAGTTATTACTGCTTGTGATTTTGCTATTTTTAGGGGGCGTCCCATGTTTTACTCCTTGTATGACGTTCTAGGTCTACGCTGCCGAATTGCATGCATAAGTCGTTGCGAACGATCAATAGTATTTATGCTTAGGAGTAAATTTCAACGTGTTGCTTGCCGTATTCACGCATCAATCGCCCAGCCATGGCATTAGCAACATCTTCTATGCTTTGTCTAGTTTCATCGTCCATGTCTTCGTGTGCAATGCCCTCTTCAAATTGCTTGTAGTGCACTAACTCGTGACATAGTGTACGCATTACATCGGCTGGATTGCGATTACCAACATATACCCATATTTCGCCATTGCTCAACGCATGACCAAATGTACGCTTACTTTCTACTTCATCGTGATCGTTGCTGTATATGATTTCTGGAATAGGATTGATTCCTATTTTAGAACACGCCCACATACAGAATCTGCGTAGTTGTCGTTGTGTATCGTTGGTAACTTCAAAGATTTTCATGCTAGTATTTATCTTTGAAGCTACAGATTACTTACAAGATTTCAGTGCCGATTCTAACTTAGTTATGTAACCTAGCATAAGAAATCTATCTGATAGCAATGCTTTGACTTTGCTAAAGATATCGTCTTCTTCACGCACATTAGGAAATGCAAGCGTTGGCTTTTCTGGGTCAGCAGTTTGACACGGAATAACAACTGGAACTTTGACGGTCACTGTTTCTACTTTTACTTCTGGTGGTTTTTCTGGTACAGTATCGCAGCCTACTAATACTACAAGAGAAAGTATCAATACAAGTTTACTTAGTGCGTGCACGATTTATCTCCTTGTTTATGATTACGTTTGCGTTCTCACACATAGATAGCTTGGGATCAGGCGGAGTATTGAGTAAGTTATCTGCCATTGTTTTGAACTCAGAGGCAATTGAGTTTGCCTTTGCAAGTTCTGCTGCAGCCTTTGATGCTCTGATTTTTGTATCTTGTTCTAGCTTTTCTATCGCCGCATTTTGATTTGCAACTTGAATCTTTAGTGACTCTACATTTGCTCGCTGTAGTGCAAGATTGTTGTTTGCTACTGTAAGCTCAGCACGCGAACTATCTAGCTCTCCAGATAGCTTAGCATTATGTGCATACAACCCTGCTATTACTAGCAACAAAGCTACTAACGCTCCTACTTTCCAATACTTCAAAAGATATAACCACATATTATCTCCACTTTAGTTGATAGCAAACTGCGTTCTGTTCAGTCATTGATGCAACAACAGTTATTTTGTATCCGAATCGGTCAGGATCTATAAAACTATGCCAACGCATTCCAACACTATTCTCTCTAACCCAAGAACCACATTCACTAGACAACCAACTATTTAGCGGTTCAGCAATATAAATGTCCAAGTCATCGCAGTCCGACATAAAGAACTCGTGAACTTTGATGGCTACATTATTATCCATTGCTAACTTGCTTTTCTACGAGCGGGAATACTTTTGATATAACCTTAGCACATTCAATGGCTACTAGCTGATGTTCAAGCTGTGTTCCATTTCCACTGCGTAGTTGAATGAAATGAACC